TTATATAAAATTAATAGTGATGTTTTTGTTATTATCTATTTCTATATAATCTATTATAGATAACCAAAAACGTCTGCGTTCAACCCTGCTTAAATCACTATACATCTCATTAATATCAATATCTAAGAATTTTTTTATATGTGATGTATCAATAATTTGACTCTCCTGTTCTTCAGTTATATTATCCAGTTGAGATTGTAATTTTTCATAATCTTTTCTATAAGTCTCTTTATCAATCAAATCCTCTAAATATAAATCTTTGATTTTATCTAATTTTTTCATGATTTTCTTCTTTTCATCTTTTTTGTTAGATTTCTTATTTCGTCTGATTTTTTCATTTTGTGCTTCTAATTTCACCATATGTTTATGTAATTGTGGTTTTAAGTTAGTCAAAAGGTAGTTTTCTATATGTTTTTCATTATGAGTTACATTGTGTACACAGTTTTTATTTAGATAGAATGTAGAACATCTATAAGATAAATAAAGTTTTTCTCCAACATTACTAGAATTACCCTTTAATGTATAACCACACTCCTTACATTTTAAAAGACCAGAAAAAATATGATAATGTATGTTTTTATTAGGAGTAGTTTTTTTATTTTTTTCTAATATTCTTTGGATTTGTTTAAATTGTTTTTTTGATATAATAGGTTCACAATAATCTTCAACATAAAATCCTCGTTTATTATAGATTCCTATATAAAGTTCATTTCTTAGTATATTCTTTATTTTATTATAACTGTATAATTCGCCATGAAGATTATTAATTGTTTCTATTAAAGTCCTAACAGAACCTGATTTCTCGTATTCGTCAAATATAGCTTTAACTATATATTTTTTTTCTTTATCAATAACTAGATGCTTATTTTCTATTTTGTAACCTATGGGAATTGTACCACTTATAACTTCTTTACGTCTCAATTTATCCTGAAAAACAAATTTTATTCTTTCAGATGTTTGAGCTGCTTCATTTTCTGCTACAGATAGCATAATGTTTATATGTAATCTACCAGCAGCAGTGCTAGAATCGTAGTTTTCTAAAATGGTTTTCCAATCACACTTATGTTTTTCCAAGGTTTCCATTATTTTATAATAGTTTTTAACGCCACGACTTAGTCTATCAATTTTAGTCATTAAAACTAGGTCTACTTTATCTTTTTCCACATCTCTTAATAATCGTTGTAAGTTAGGTCTTTTTAAATTAGTTGCAGAGCAACCTTCATCAATGTATTTACCAACTATGTTAAAATCATTCTCTTTAGAGTACTGTTCTAAAGCCTCTATTTGTGTCCTTATGCTATCTCCATTTAAAGCTTGTTCTTCTGTACTAACACGTATATAAAGTGCTACTCTTAACATTTTACATTCCCCCTTATTGTATATTTAAGAGGAGCTGAACGGCTCTTAAATATACTATGAATTGTTACAAAAAATTTGCATTCATAATACTAAATCTTGGCTCAAAAAATATCACATAATTATCTAGTGTAGCTGAAAAACCATATTTACTTTTATAACATTCTAAAGCTTCATTTAGAAACTTTTCAGTTACATCAAGGTATTCTGCCATTTCGGTTATAGTCTTACAGCCAGCATTAAAACTATCTATTATACCTTTAAGACCAATTAACTTGTTGTAAGCCATCAATCTAGCTTTATATTCTTGTTTGCTATTTTCAACTTTATTTAGGTCTAATATATTTCCATATGAAGTATAATGATGTCCTAGTTCTTCTGCTAACACACAAGTTTTTTCACTTATATTATTAAGTGTATTTTTATTTAAAGCTATTCTATTATTTTTATATAATCCATGAGAATTTGAAATTAAAGGAACTTCTCTAACAATAATATTATTATCATCTGCTTCAGAGAGTAACTTTTCATAACTATTCATAAGTTCACCTACCTATTTTACCAATTATCCATATCATCTAAATCTTGATATATTTTTTCAATTTCTCCTTCTTCATGTAAATGTTCATTGTGTGCCGCTATTGTGTCTATGTGATTTTTATTTACATATTTACCTATTTGAGTAAGTTCATCTACTCTTTTTATTGCTTCATTTTGTCCAATATCGTTTAAGGCATTAAAGCTTGATAAAAGCTTATTTTCTTTAATTTTAATTTGTTTGCAGTCTTCGTTCCACCCCATTATAAAAGCAGGAGATTCATCTAATGCATGTGCTAAAATTTCTAGCTTATCAAGAGGAATATTTTTTATAGCTCCCGTTTCATATCTCTGTAAAGTGGACTTACTTAGTCCAGTCTTGTTAGCTAAATCTTGATAAGACATATTAAGTTCTAATCGTTTATTTTTTATTCTATTTGTAATCTCCAACATTTTTAAATCATTTTCAGTATTCAAATTTATCACCTCTATAAAATATATTATAAAGTATTTTTTCATAAATGCAACACATATATTGGAAAATATAAAAAAATGTTGCATTTTTGACTTGACAATATAAAATGGATGTATTAATATTGAATTATCCCAAATAAGCAACGAGGTGATGGAATGAATATAAGTAAATTAAAAGGAAAAATGGTCGAAAAGAAATACACTCAAAAGAAATTAGCAGAAGAGTTGGGTATGACTGTTCAAGCTTTAAATGCAAAATTAAATAATCGTTCACAATTCAAGATTGAAGAAGCAGTTAAGATATCAAATATTTTGCAAATCGAAGAGCCTGGTGAGATTTTTTTTGACAATTATATCCCAAAAATGCAACGAAATTAAATAAGAAAACCTAACAGATAAAAATTAAAACTAGGGAGGTAGAAATTATGAGTAATAATTTACAAGTAATAGAAAGAAACAACAAAAGAGTTCTAACTACACAGCAACTAGCAGATGTATATGAAACTGACTCAAAGAATATAAGTAACAATTTCAACAATAACAAAGATAGGTTTATTGAAGGTAAACATTATTTTTTATTACAAGGTGATGATTTAAAGAATTTTAAAGGTATTCATACGGAATATCAAGTGATTTAAGTAAGAATTAAGTTAAATAAAACAAGTACCTTGAAAACTAAATACAGAATATTCAAAAGAGGTGATTAGATGCAAATAGAGCAAACAACAATACGCCTGCCTATATAAGGCGAATAAGCCCAAAAGAGGACTTATTCTTTTGTTTCTTTGCATTTTTCAGCATTTAATTTTTCTAAACCTAATTTGATTAATTCAATAGTAGCTTGTGTTCTTGTAGAGAACCTTTTATCAAACCTAAAATCATCAATTTCTTTTAAAAGTTCATCATCAACAGTTATTGTGAACCTTGGTTTTTGAGTAGCCATTACATCACCTCACCTTAAGTGTATTATACACCAGTGGTGAAATGGTGTAAATATAAAAAATAAAAATATAATAAAAAAGTGTTGACATGGTTCACCAGTTCATCTATAATAAAAATATAAAGAGGTTCACCACTGGTGACAAAAGGAGGATGAAAATGCCAACTAAATCAAAAAGAATTTCAATAACTATATTTCCAGAATTAGAAACAGATTTAGATGTTTTAAAAAAGGAAAAGTTTTATAAAGAATCTCAAAGTGAAATGCTAAGGTATCTTATTAAACTTGGGCTTCAAGTAAATAAAGAAAAGGTCTATAAAAACGAATAAAAGAGGAGGTATAAGCATGAATGACCTAACAATAATCAAGCAAAATAATCAATTCTTAGTTGAGAGTAGAGAAGTCGCAGAGTTAATAGAAAAGAAACATGATAATTTGTTAAGAGATATAAGAGGATACAAGAAAATTTTAGAGGACTCATCAAATTTGAGGAGTCAGGATTTTTTCATAGAAAGTACTTATATAAATACTCAAAATAAAATTCAGCCTTGTTACTTATTAACTAAAAAAGGTTGTGACATGGTAGCTAATAAAATGACAGGTGAAAAGGGAATTATATTTACAGCGATTTATGTAACTAAGTTTGAAGAAATGGAGCGAGAGTTAAAAGAACAACAACCTAAACTACCAACTACATACAAAGAAGCATTGCAACAGTTATTAATAGAAGTTGAAGAAAAAGAACAATTACAATTAGAAAATCAAGAAAAAGATAAGGTAATTCAGTTACAGCAACCAAAAGTACTGTTTGCTGATTCAGTAGCATCTTCTGACAATTCAATCCTAGTTGGAGAATTAGCAAAATTGCTTAGACAAAATGGAATTGATACAGGACAAAATAGATTATTTGACTGGTTAAGAAATAATGGTTACTTAATAAAACGTAAAGGCGAGGATTACAATACACCAACTCAAAAAAGTGTAGATTTAGGAGTTATAGAAACAAAAGAAGGTACAAGAGTACATCCAGATGGTCATACAAGTATTACTAAAACACCTAAGATTACTGGTAAGGGACAAATATACTTTATTAATAAGTTTAAAAAGAACAATCAAATATCAATGTTAAGCTAAATCATAACAGCACTTTGAAAACTAAATACGGAATATTTTGAAAATAGAGGGGTGATTTAAATGGGTAAAAAAAGTGAATACACAGTAACAACAGTTGGTGAACCAAATTTAGATGCATTAGGCGAAACTTTAGCTAAAATTCTTACAGAGAAATTTGGGGTACTAATAACTCATACATACATTGAGAACTATTATGTTGATAAAGAGAGAGGGGGTGATGTAGATGGAGCTATTGAAAGTGAACTTTAATCTAGAGAAATTAAAAAATAGGAAATGTAGTGAGTGTAAGTTCTAAGAGGTTTGGGTTCAATATTAATTGTATTGTAGTAGTAGCAACTGAGGAGGAACTAAATTTAGCTTATTATAGCAAAGATAAGGGATGTATTGAGTATCAAGCATTGATACCAGAGGATATTAGATATGGTGATTATATTCTTGAAAGATTAGGTTAGGAGGAAATAAAATGGCAGCTTTAATAATAGTAGGTTTATTTGCAATATGTTTAGTAGGATTAGTTCAAAATAGAGATTAATTAAAAAGGGGGTTTAATTATGGAAAGTTTAAAAATAGTAAAACAATATGTTGAAGGACAGTTAAATTTATCTAGTTTAGAAATAGACAAAAATAAGGAGACTTATGAGATTCTCAAAAATAAATCTAGCAGAGATATGTTAGATGACATTAATTTAAATGATGCATTAAGAGAAGTAACAGTAAACGAAAGATTAAAAATATTTGCTGAGTCATTACTAGAGTTGTTAGATACACAAATCAAAATAAAAGAGAGTGAAGAAAGTGAGGACTATAAAAGACTTTGTATGTACTTAGACGAATTTGGAAGAGATAGACCTATAGATGTCCAGATATAAAAAAAGAGCCATTAGGAGTGGCTCGATTCAGAAAATATTTAAAAATAAAAATATGACTATATTATAGCATAAACGGAGGGAAATTATGAGTACTTTATATGAATTAACTACAGATTTATTAGAAATAGAAGAAGGTTTAACAGAAATAACAGGAAATGAAGCTGAAAAACTAGAGGAAATAAAAGAAATAATAAAACAAGAGATACAAAATAAAAACACTAGGATAGTTTCAGTGATAATAGATATTGATAGTGATATAAACTCTTTAGACTTAGAGATTAAGAGAATGCAAGAGTTAAAGAAGATTAAGAAGAATAGTCTTGATAGATTAAAAAGTAACATAAAGGAATGTATGGAACTGCTTGGTATTAAAAAGGTAGAAACATTTTTAGGAAATATAAGTATAAGAAAGTCAGCAGGTAGCTTAGTCATAGAAGATGAAGAAAAGATACCTGCTATATATAAAACAGTAGAGCAAGTTGTAAAAGTAGATAAAAATACCATTAAAGACTTTATCAAAAAAGGTCATGAGGTTGAAGGTTGTAGGATTGAATATGGAACTACACTAACAATTCCAAAAGCTAAAAAAGAGTAGGTGAGGACCATGGAAACTAATAATGTTTATATAAAACTTGTAAATATACAGAGTACTTTAAAAGCTCCTAAAAGTCAATTTAATAGCTTTGGTAAATACAACTATAGGAGTTGCGAGGATATACTAGAAGGTTTGAAGCCTATTCTAAAAGAAGAAAAAGCATTAGTTATATTAGATGATAAAGTTGTTCAGATAGGAACTAGATTCTATGTAGAAGCTACAGCAACTTTAATAGATGCAGAAACAGGAGAAAAAGTATCTGCAAAAGCATTAGCGAGAGAAGATGAAACTAAAAAAGGCATGGACTTAGCACAAGTGACTGGAAGTGTATCAAGTTATGCAAGAAAATATGCTTTAAATGGATTATTCTGCATTGATGATACAAAGGATAGTGATGCAACAAATACACATGGAAAAGAACAAAAAAAAAGAGAAGTTAGTGAAGATGAATTAAGTACACTATATTTTTTAGGTGAGTCTATAGATAAGGATAAGAATAGAGTCGATAGTGAGGTTTATAAGAAGTTTAGTAAACTAGCAATAGATTTGACTAAGCAAGAGTATGAAAAGGTTCTAAATGGATACAAGAGCATTTTAGATAAGCAAAATCAAGAGTAGGTGATATATTGAATTTTAATAATGAAACATACTTTCACATAAACTTTGATGACCCATTTACAAGAGTACCTAATACAATCCTTGATAATGAAAATCTTAGTTATTCAGCTATAGGAGTAGTTACTCAAATGTTAAGGTTTCAAAGGTCGGGTAGTCATAAAGTTTATGCAAAATCATTAATAAGCTATAGAAAAGATAGTAAGACAAAAGTAAGTAATGCTTTAAAGGAGCTTATGCAGGAAGGTTTTGTTATTAGGACACAAATAAGGGATGAAAAAGGTCAAATGAAAGGTTATAGATATGATATTTTTGATACACCTCAAAATGTAAATTCTGAAAGTGTTGAAATGACTGAATCTCAACCGTGTGCCGTTTTCCCGACTCCGGTAAAACCGGAAGCTGGTAAAACCGAAGTCGGTGAAACCGGAAGCCGGCAAAACCGAGGTCGGGAAATCGGCAACATAAAAGAAAATAGTATTAAAAAGAAAATAGGTTTAAAAGAAAATGATGTTATTACTACTGTTATTGCTGAACAATCTGAAAAAAATAAGACTGTTTACATAAAAAAATATTATGAATCTTATATAGGTGTGATTACTCCAAATAATTTTCTTCAACTACTGACTTATTTAGATGATGGAATGGAAGCTGATGTAATAATAAGAGCTGTTGATGAAGCTGTAGGCAGTGGAGTTAAGAATTATAAGTATGTAAAGACAATCTTAAATAATTGGATAGAAGCAGGTGTAAAAACTGTTTTAGAACTTACAGAATATCAGAATGAATTTGAAAGAAAGAAAAAGAGTAAGCAGGAAAAGAAGCAGTCTAATAGTAAAACTGTGAATACTCATAATGTGAATAAAAATAAGTTTGCTAACTTCAATCAGACTTTCACTCAATATGAAGAAAAAGAGCTAGATGAGATTATTAAAAAGAGTCAGAAGGAAAAATTTAAATAAAATTAAACTTCTAGGAAGTAAATATCAATATATTGCTTCCTAGAAAAGGGGAGGTATAAAATGGCGAGAATATATGCACAAAGAAGTGGTTCTTTAAATGAACAAGATAGATTGGAGTTATTAAGATTACTTGGGAAAGCTGGATATACAGTAAAGGTTGCTAGAGAGAAGCAAAATAGCAAGACAACTTATACTTACTTTGTTGAGTATACAGAAGAACAGGAAGAAAAATAGAAGGGGGCTAGTTAAATGAATACAATAACTTTAGTTGGAAGATTAGTTGCAGATGCAGAATTGAAGTACCTTCCAAATTCAGGTACTCCAAAAATAACCTTTTCAATGGCAGTAGATAGAAGGTTTAAAGATAAAAATGGAAATAAAATAACTGATTTTATTCAATGCGAGCAATTAGGAAAACATGTAGAGAATTTAGTGCAATATCTTGTTAAAGGTAAGCCTATATATGCTGTTGGAGAGTTAAATATATATAATTACAAAGATGAAAATGGTTGCTGGAAATCTATTACTAAGGTTAATGTAAATGCTTTAGAACTACTTTCTAGTAAAAATGATAATAATGCTAAACAAGAATATGTACCACCAGGATTAGACCCACAAGGTTTTCAAGCAATAGATGATGACGATATACCTTTTTAATTAAGTTAAATAATCTAGGGAGTAATTATGCAATATTACTTCCTAGGAGTTAAAATATTGGAGGGATGGAAAATGGAAGAAGAGTATAGAAAATTTTTTTTAGAGCGTAATGGTGAGAAAATTGAGATGGTACAAAATTGCGAAGGAGCAATAAAAATAAGCTTAAATAATATAAAAACAGATAATTCGCATAGACCTTGGAATTTAAAGGCAGAAGGAACAGCTACAGTGACGCTATATCTAGGTAAACTGCTTTTTGAAGAAATGCTGTGGCTTAAAATATTGTATTTATTAGAAGTTATAGCAGAAAAAATGATGATGGGGGTATTAGGAATGATAATAATTAGAAGTCAAAATAAATTAGATTTAATGAGAGTTAATAGAGTTGAAATAGATAGTAGATATGTATATGCAGTGTTTGAAGGTGAATCAAATGTTAGAGAAATAGGTAGGTATAAATCAGAAGAAAGAGCTATTGAAGTATTAAACAGAATACAGGAGGCTATTATTGCAGGAACTAAGTTTGACATTATAAATAAAGACGGGGTTAGATGCAACAAAGAAAAAGTGTTTGAAATGCCAGTTGAATAAGGAGGGGGCTGAAATGTTAAAGGTTGAAAGATATTTTAGTGGTTCTGTTGCAGATAATATATTTGAAGATGATTTGACTCTTAGAAATTATTTAGCACTATATTGCTGTATCTATGGAGTAAACAAAAATGGAGAACTTGTATTTCCAACACGTGGAAAAATGCTAATAGAGTTTAATGTTGATAGGGATAGAAAAAAGAGAAAGAAAGCTTCAAAAGTAAAGTTAATTAATGTCAAAACTGGTGAAGAAAAAATATTTGATTCTATAGATAGTGCAGCATGTTTTTTAAGACTACAGAGTCAGGCAGTTTACCAAACAATTAAAAAGAAAACTAAAACAAGAAGTGGCTGGAAAGCTGAATATATTGAGGAGGAATAATGGAAGTTTCAAGGACTGAATACACAATTAAAAGAGCAAAAGAGTTATATGATAATGGAGAGGATATATTTATTGCTATAGATAAGGCTAGAGAAGAATATGAGGAGATGGTTAAAAGTGAATATCTTAGCTAGTGTGATATTAGTAATAGGAAGTTTTATAGCTGGTAGAGTTTATGAGTATAGATTGAATTTAAATGAAAATGATGAAGCTGATTCAAAAGTACTTTTAGATGTTTTTAATGAAATTAGTGTGTTAAGAGAAGAAAATAAAAGTCTTAAAGAAAAGTTACAAGAGAAAGAGTTACTATTCATCAATAGATTAATAGATTTTTTACATGATAAAAAGATATGCGAATGTTGTATTTATGACTGTAAGATTGATGATATTGAATATGATTGTGAAGATGGTATTAAAAAGTGGCTTGATAGCGAAGAACTTATATTTGAATAGAAGAAATATCTAATTAAAACAGTTTAGAGAGTTGCAAAATGTTTTTTAATAAAATTATCATTGAGATGTTTTGTAACTCTCAAAAATGAAAATAAGGAGGCGTTGTATTGCTTACATTTTTAGATTTATTCGCAGGGATAGGTGGCTTTAGGCTAGGGATGGAAAAAGCAGGACATAAATGTTTGGGACATTGCGAATATGATAAATTCGCAAATTTAAGTTATAATGCCATGCACAAACCGAAGGAGGATGAATGGTTTGAAAGAGATATTAGAGAAATTAGAACAGAAAATATCCCAAGAGCAGATGTCTGGTGTTTTGGATTCCCATGTCAAGACATTTCTGTTGCAGGGAAACAATTTGGATTCAGAGGAGAACGTTCAAGTTTATTTTTTACAGTTACAAAACTTATTAGAGAACTCAAAGAAGAAGATAGACCCAAGTATTTACTTATTGAAAACGTTAAAAATCTACTTAGTGTTAATGGAGGATTTGATTTCCTCAAAGTTCTCGTTGAACTGGATGAAATCGGCTATGATGCAGAGTGGCAAGTTCTTAATTCTAAAAACTTCGGAGTACCCCAAAATAGAGAACGAATATTCATTGTTGGACATTTTAGAGGACGAAGTACACGAAAAGTATTTCCTATCGAAAGAAAAAGTAGAAAAAATCTTGAGCAACTAAATAATCCAACTCATAGTACAAATAGAATTTATGATGCAGTTGGAATTGCTAGATGTATTAGAAGTCAGGCAGGAGGTGGAGGTGCTAAAACAGGTCTATACTTTATAGACTTAAATAAAAACTCTAAAGTAACAATAAATGCTAGATGCCTTAAAGCAAAATATAATGCAGGTGTGACAAATAGAAATTGTGATAATAGTGGAGTTTTAGTTAATGCAGTTTTAACGCCCGATAGGGTAAATAAAAGACAAAATGGTCGTAGAATTAAAGAAAGCGGAGAAACAATGTTCACATTGACAGCTCAAGATAAACATGGAATTTTGAAAAATGGAGATATAAGAAGGTTAACACCAAAGGAATGCTTTAGGTTGCAAGGATTTCCGGATAAATATTACGAAAGAGCAGCAAGTGTATGCTCAGATAGTCAACTGTACAAGCAAGCAGGAAATGCTGTTACTGCAAATGTTGTATATGAAATAGCAAAAAGAATGGGCTAAAAGTTGCAAAATGTCTTTTAGTATGAATATTTTTGAAGTGTTTTGTAACTCTCAAAAATGAAAATAAGGGGTGGGATAAATGTATGAATATATATTAAGATGGCAAATAGGATTATCGTTAGAAAATAGAAAAATACATTATACATATGGAAGTAAAGAAGCTTTAAGAAAGAAAGCAAAGGCATTGGCTAAAGATGAAAATATAGTACTAATAACTATAGATAAGGTAGATGAAGTTATAAAAAATACTATAAGCGAGAAGATTATAGAACGTTTTGAAAATTTATAAGGGGTGGAATTATGATAATACACAAATTTATAATACATGTTTTAGATAAGAATAGTGATACACCAATATTGAATGATTTTGAAGGTAGGGTTAATCAAGATATGGTCCTATTTTTTCAAAAGAAAATAAGCAAAGTATCAAGAGATAATGACATCAGAACAGCAGTATTTAATAACTATAGTAACAATCTAATTAAGAAGTGTTGTGAACAAATTATTTATGATGAAAGTTCATTTTTAAATAACTCTAAAGAGATTGCAGCTTATTTATTTGATGTTATGAAATTGAATGCTACATTAGAATCTTGCGACTTAGCAATTTGTTTATACTCTCAAAAAGATGAAAAGAAAGTTGCTATATTAAAGCTTGATTACAATAATTCGTATACTCATTCAATTGAGTTTAAAGATGATAAATTTAATATACAGATGTCTAAAAATGAAATTAATATACAAGAGACTAAGACGGTTAAAATTGCTGCTTTGGTTGGATTGAGTGGAATGAATGACAAATATCATCTTAGGGTTTTAGACAAGGATGCAGAGAAGGAAGAAGCTAATTCTAAGTTTGTTACAGAGTTCTTAAATGCCACTAAGATAAAAGATGATAAGTATAAGACTAAGAAGTTCAAAAATACAGCTGAGAATTGGATAACTAATGCTCTTAGTAATGATATAAAACAAGCAGAGGATGTAAGAAGTATATTAAATTATACTTTGAGAGAAAAGCATGAAATTGATATAAATGATTTTGTTGATAAAACAATTAAAGATGATAAGTTAAAAGATAGTTTTAAAGAACATATGGAAGAAAAAGGTCTTGATAAAGGATTTAGTATAGATAAAAAATGGGTTGAGAAAAAGCTTAAAAAGAGAAATATAAAAACTGACAATGGCTTTGATATAAAAGGTAATCTGACTGATTTTGAGGACCCAATGAAATATACAGTAAGACAAAATCAAAATGGGTCTATAGATATAATTATTAAGAATGTAAAATTTTACGAAGAAAAGTAGGTGAGCATATGACTAATAAAGAAATGTGCAAGTCAAAGAATCTTGATGAAAGAGAAATATATAAGGAATTTGGGAAAGAGATTTGTGCTAGTTGCATAAGCGATAGGGTAGATTGCGAAAGTAAAGATTGTGATATAGCATATGAGAATTGGCTAGAGAAGGATGCTGAAAGATAATTATAAAAATAAAGTCAAGGTAAGTTTGTGAATGAAACTAGAATGTTATAGACTTACTTTGACTTATAGGAAGGAGGTGAGATTATGATTACTACTCAAATGTATAAGATAAATAATGAGATATTTCTAAATGATTTATGTTTAGAAGAAAATAAGGAAATGACCATATGGGTAGAAAAGAATAAAGATACACATGAATTTATATGGTTAAAAATAGCAAATGTAAATGGCAAGTTAGCTATATTTATACAAGATATTGAAAATGCAGTAATAAAAGAATGGCAAGGTCAAATAGCATATAAAAAAGTTATATATCAAATAGAATATGAACAAGTTGAAAAAGGTGAAATAGACTAAAACTTTTAAAGGGTGTGAGCTTATGATACATGAATTAAAAATATTACCTCAATATTTTAAAGAAGTTGTAAATGGGAACAAAAATTTTGAAGTTAGGAAGAATGATAGAGGTTTTAAAAAAGGCGACTTGTTGGTGTTGCAGGAATTTGATGGAGAAAAATACACAGGTCTTGAGATACGCAAAGAAATTATTTATTTACTTGATAATAGCAATTATCTGCAAGATGGGTATGTTGTTTTAGGAATAAAATAAATGTTTTGTGACTAGGAAGTGAGTTTATGAAACGAAGAAGATGCAGTTGGTGTGGCAAGCTGTTTTATCTTAAGGAAAAATCTAAGGAGATTTATTGTTGTAAGGACTGTAGAAAGAAGGCTAATAAGAAAAATAAATAGTGGAGGTATTAATATGCAAAAAGATGTTTGGTTATATAGCTGGGATAACAAATATTTAAGTAGTGATGAGTATGAAAGTAAAGAAGAAGCTATCCAAGCAGCTAAAGAAGAACTTAAAGAGTTTGGAAATTTTGGAGAAAGTATTTATGTTGGTAAAAAAGAGGAAGTTAGTATACCTAACATAGATATAGAAGAAGCATTAGAATGTATTCAAAAAAAGATTGATGATGAAGTTGGAGAGTGTGGGGAAGATTGGTTTGAAAATATATGTGTTGAAGATATGATAATACTTAGTAATAGGGTAAACGAAGTATTTGAAAAATGGATAGATGAATTTGGATATAAACCATATTGGTTTAAGCTTACAGATAAAGAAGAAATAGAACTAAATGAGGTAGCCAATGAAAGTTAATTTTACAATAGATGGAGAACCAAAGGCGAAAGCACGTCCTAGAATGAGTACAGCAAATGGTAAGGCTTATACACCTGACCAAACTATATTATATGAAAACTGGATTAGACTCATGTATAACTCTACAGTAAAGCATTTCTTTGAGGGTAATGTGAAAATGACAGTTATTTGTTACTTTGACATTACTAAAAAAGATAGAGAAGCACTACAGAAAAATAAGGTAAATACTAAAGCGTATAAGAATGCTATAGACAAGGTAGAAGGGTTAATAAGACCAAATAAGAAACCCGATTTAGACAATATAATTAAGTCTGTAGCTGACAGTTTAAATGGTATAGCTTATAAAGATGATTCTCAAATAGTAGAAGTAGTGAGTAAGAAATATTATAGTGACAGACCAAGAGTTGAGGTTGAACTGGAAGATGTTAGTTAAGGAGAATATTAAGGTTAATAATATGAAAAAATTTATTTATATAAATAGGCATAGAGTATATATAAGAAATTTATTTAAAATATCAGCTATATACAAAGAAAATCATTATATTAGAGAGTTTAAAAGTGAATGTTTATCTAATAATACTTTAAATGCAGTAATAGAATCTTCTGTAAGAATAGGATTTGGTAGTAAGTAAAAAGAAAAAAAGGAGCATTACTTCACGCTCCTACTTGTCAAAAATATAAAACTTTTATATGCAAATATTATTATAACATAAATAATTGATAGGAGTGTGTGAGTATGTCTAAAACTAAAAAAGAGTTTTTTAATGCAACTAAGAAACAACTTTCTAATTATAAACAATTAAGTACAAATATAATAAAACTAAAAAATGAAATACAAATGTTGAAAGATAATTCGGTTGGGGATTTAATGAAAGGGATAAGTTATGATAGTGTCAAAACAGGTAAAACAAACAAAACTAGCAATATGATTGAGGATGCTATTGTTAATGTATCAGACTTAATAACAGAAAAAGAAATAGAGTTATATGAAGCAGAAATAATTAAATCTACAATAGATTTAGCCATAAGAAATTTAAAACCTATACACAGACAAATTATTGAACTTAAATATATAGATGGTCTAATGTGGCAAGAAATGGTTGATATAGTACATTTAGAAGAAAGACAATTAAGTGTAAGAGCTAGTCAAGCTATTAGCTCAATATCAATAGCACTGTTTGGGAAGAAAGCATTAATAGAGCAAGAACCACTTTTTGAATTGTTAGATTACAAACTAAATTAAAAAGTAAGAGTAATTTTGAGTGCTGAAAATGTGCAGGTTTTTTTGTTTTAGACATGAGATAATAGTATTGTGGAAATAAAGATTTCCCTCTCAAAACTTAATATTTGACTAGGGTTAAGGGATTGCCCTAGTCACTACGAACAGACTAGGCAGGGCGTGAGGACGCTGTTAGTTCAATTCTAACTATGTTCAAAACCTATTAATACACTATATGTAGTAGTTGAATTAAGATTAAAATCTCATACAATTTTGTATCTTAATTCAGAAGTCTAAAAACCGAGTGGGGCTTGGTAACCTCACTCACCATGTAGGTGCTGGTGTTTAATCTAGGTTCGATTCCTAGAACTTGCGACATAATATATGTATCTCCCTACTAAAAATGCTAAGTTTACTCCAAACTTAGCATTTTACTTTTTAAAAAGAAAAAAGAAATTTTTATTGTCATAATACTATTTGTTTAGGTATATTATAATGTGCATACTTAAAATTAAATACTTAGCAAGCATTTGAATTAATATACATAAGATATATGACATAATTTTTTATAGTGTAAGTTATTTAAATTAATTATAAATAACAGTAATTTTATTATATAAAATGTACATATTGTGAATAATAATAATAAAATCATGTACAAAATGCCAACTGATAATTCCTCGAAATGTATTGCATATTTAACGTAACGTCAGTATAATTAAATTATAATAGTGAAGTGGAAGGTGGTACTTATGGCTACAAAAAGTATTTTAAAAAATGTAGATGTAAGAAAAAAGGCATTTGGAAGAAATCTAGTATCAGCTCTAGAAAATGCTAAAAATAAACAAGAAAAAGAAGTTGTATTAAGTAAAAAATGTTCAGAAGTACCAAAAGATAAAATAAAGGATATATTCGGGAGATTTTAATGAGTGGCTATTTAATTGTAAACTTAAGTAATATGCTAGGAGAGCTGGAGGAAGAAGAAGTTAAAAAAATTCTCTCCAGTTTTTCTTGTCCCCTTAATAAAGATGTAGAAGAATTTTTAAAAAACAAAGCTATTGAATTTTCTAAACAAGGTTTGGCTAGTACACATTTAGTGCTAACTTCTTATAAAGGCAAGCCTGTTATAGTTGGATATTTCACTCTAGCTAATAAGTATTTTACAATAAAAAGAAAAACATTATCAAACTCTTTAGCTAGGAAAATAGTGAAGTTTGGACAATACAATGAAGAACTAAGAAGATATATTATTGGAGCACCTTTGATAGGGCAAATAGGAAAGAATTATTCAAATAATTATAATAAATTAATCAAGGGTGATGAACTTCTAAAAATTGCATGTGACAAGATAAAAGCAGTACAGTTAGATATGGGTGGGAAAATAGTGTACCTTGAATGTGAAGATAAACCTAAATTAATTGAATTTTATAAGGATAATGGATTTGTAGACTTTGGAAAAAGAAGCCTTGATAAAGACGAAACAGATTCGTTAGATGGGGACTATTTAGTTCAAATGTTGAAATATCTAAAAAAATAAAAGTACATAAAATCTAAAATGACTATCTTGATAGATGGTCTTTTTTTATACAATAAATTAAAAGGAGAATGAAATTATGGAGATTAAGAAAAACACACAAGATGTAGTATCAGAAAGAAAAAATTCCCTAGATTCTGAATTCAAGATACCTGCAAGTGGTGTGTGTTATATGGCTGAGTTTATAAAGGAATCTAGGGAAATCATAAAAGAATTAGATAAACATTTTGAAAGTTGTCTAGATGTTTTATCTAAGGCAAGACTCTAAATATTTTGAATATGCTGAATCAAGCATGGTTTGCCAATCTGGGAAATCAGTATTTTTAACTATAAATAAATCAAATTCATTATCAGGAATAGCTAAAAAGTCTTCTTCTGAATTGACTATGTAATTACCAAATGCAAGTAGTTCATCAAAAGAATCAAAATTAGTGTGTTGGTTCATAAATTTCTTGCTAAGAATTATTGTGCGAATCTTATCAAAGTCAGGTTTTAAATTTTGTTCCATTCTTTCAATTTTCTTTTGAAATTGCTTTAAATTTCTAATGTCAATATTTTTACTCATAAGAACACCTCCTTTCAATAGAATATTAGCATAAAATTGTGGTGAATTCTGCTATTGTCGAACGATTGTTGAAGGATATTGTATAATAACATAGAATTTACTATACTATAAGGAGGTGATTATGTGGGATTTGAGATAAGTGGTAATTTGAATTTTGACAGTGTTATTGATGATTTAAAAAAAGAAGTTGAAAATAACCCTACTATATTTACATCACAAAATGTTGGAAATAAGTTCAAAGAAAAATGTAAAATATGCGAAAAAATATCTGAATTTGAAATACTAGAAGATGGTAAAGTTAAATGTTTAGAATGTGGGACTGAATTTGAATTGAATCTTAAAGTAGAGTAAACAAAAAAAGAATCTCAATTATGAGGTTCTTTTTTTATTCCCAAAACAAACAAATAAAGAGGTGGTGATGTGCAAGATGTCAAAGAAAAGGTAAAACAAGATTACTTAAAAGGAATGAAACAAAAGGAAATATCATCAAAGTATGACATTAGCTTAAACACTTTAAAGTCATGGATAAAAAGATACAACTGGGCTAGTGAAAAAAAGAAGGGTGCACCTATAAATAAAAGAGGTGCACCCTTTTCTAATAAAAATTCAGTTGGTCATGGTGCTCCAAAAGAGAATAAGAACGCTGAAAAGTTTGGTTTCTTCTCAAAATATCTACCCGAAGAAACTAGGGAATTGATACAAGAAATATCCATAAAAGATAAATTTGATATTCTTTGGGAGCAGATAACAATCCAATACGCAGCAATAATAAGAGCACAAAAGATAATGTATGTTAAAGACAAGGAAGAAATGATTAAGGAGTTAAAGAAACATGAAAGCACAGAAAATGGTGAGAAGATAGAGTATGAATTTCAATTTGCATGGGATAGGCAAGCATCTTTTCTTAATGCACAGAGTAGGGCTATGAGTGAGTTAAGGAGTTTAATTAAACAGTATGATGAAATGATTCATAAGGATTGGAATTTAGCTACAGAGGAGCAGAAAAATAGAGTTGAAAAGTTAAAATGTGAAGTTGATAACCTAAAGAAAAGTGATACTGGAGATGATTCAAAAATTTGGGTTGAAGCTATACAAAATATTGCAATGAAACGTGGTGTTAACAATGGATAAAGCTTTATTGACACTATTAGATTGTTATTGGGATAATCCTGTTTGGTTTGCAGAGGATATGTTAAATTTTAAAGCTGACAAGTGGCAATCTGATGTTCTGATGGCTTTAGCTCAAACCCCAAAAGTATCTATTAGAAGTGGTCAAGGAGTAGGTAAAACTGGATTAGAAAGCATTGCAACTGTATGGTATTTAAGCACTAGACCTTTTCCGAAAGTAGTTGCTACAGCTCCAACACGACAACAATTATATGACGTACTATGGGCTGAAATAGCTAAATGGCTAAGTAATAGCAAGGTTGAGAAGCTACTTGAGTGGACTAAAACAAAAGTGTATATGAAAGGCTTTGAAGAAAGATGGTGGGCTACAGCTAGAACAGCAGTAAAGCCCGAGAATATGCAAGGTTTTCATGAAGATTATATGTTATTTGTTGTTGATGAAGCTTCGGGAGTTGCTGACCCCATTATGGAAGCTATATTGGGAACATTATCAGGTGCAGAAAATAAGCTTCTTTTATGCGGAAACCCAACTAGAACGAGTGGAACGTTTTACGATAGCCATAATAGAGACAGAGATTTATATAAAACATTTAAAGTATCTTCTTTAGACAGCCCTAGAACATCAAAAGATAATATTGAAATGCTAAAAAGAAAGTACCATGAAGGTTCTGACCCTTGGCGTGTCAGAGTACTTGGAGAGTTTCCAAAAGGTGAAAGTGATTCTTTAATATCTTTAGAAGCTGTTGAAACAAGCACAATAAGAGAAGTGAATATATCTAATGACTATATATTAAATATAGGGGCGGATATAGCAAGATATGGTGATGATGAAACCATAATAGCTCCAAGAATAGGTGGGAAAGTATTTGATTTATTAACTTATTCAAAAAAAGATACAATGGAAACAGTAGGAAATATATTAAGAGCAGTTGATAAATTTAAAAATATGTATCATCAAATTAACAGAGTAAAAATAAAAACGGATGATGATGGCTTAGGTGCAGGTGTAACAGATAGATTAAAAGAAGTTATAAGACATGAAAGACTTAAATATGAAGTTATACCTATTCAAAATGGTTCTAGTGCTATAGAAAAAGATAAGTACTATAATAAAGCTTCTGAAATGTGGGATAACATGAGGGAGGAATTAGATGCAAATTTAAGTAGTTTTATACAAAATAAAGAAGCTATAATACAGCTTCCTAATGATGATAAACTTATTAAACAACTATCAAATAGAAAATATACAGTAGATTCAAAAGGGAAAATACAAATAGAAAGTAAAAAGGAAATGAAAAAAAGAATTGGAGAATCACCCGATAGAGCTGATGCAGTAATATATTCGTTTGCAGAAAATAACAATACTGATTTATCTTTACTGAAAGGGGGTAGTGTATGGGGATAATATCTTATGTAAAAAAGCTATTTAAAAGACCTGCAGGAGAGATTATGCGTATGTCTAGTGGAAACATTGGCGTATATAAATTAGACGATTCTAGAGTTGATTATGAGTTAGCAAGAGAACTGTATCAAAATAAAAATGCTAATTACAAGTTAGGTTCTAGTTTTGTTAGACCGATTGTCAATTCAACAACTGGTTTTATGGGTGTACCTCATTTTCAAATAGAAGATGAAGAAGCTCAATATATATTAGATGAATTTGTTTTAGATAACACATCTAAAATGTTAAAAACACATACAGATAGTTTAAAGCAAGGTGATTGTTATATTTGGATAACTAGAGAAGAAAGAGAAAATCCTTTATATCCCGATAAAAAAGTTAGATTAATATATAACTTCATATCACCCGAAGAAGTGAAAGAAATAATATTAGACCCTACAACAAAAGAGCCTATAGCTTATATATTAGAAAGTCAAAATGAATGGACTGACTTAGGAGAAAACAAGAGAAAGGCTAAGGTAAAACAAATAATAACTGCTGAAAGTAGATTTGTTGAGGTTGAAGGTGATAAGATAGAAGGTTTAGAAGAAGGGGAAACGCCTAATGTATGGGGTTTTATACCAATAATACATTTTAAAAATGAAGCTGATGAAACATTGAAATATGGGCAAAGTGATATAGAACCAATAGAACCTCTTTTAAAAGCTTATCATGATGTTATGTTACATGCGTTAAAAGGTAGCAAAATGCACTCTACTCCAAAACTAAAGTTGAAATTAACTGATGTTGCAAGTTTTTTAGCACACAATTTTGGTGTTGAAGACCCAGTTAAATTTGCCAAAGAAGGTGGAAAGATAAATCTTGATGGGCATGAAATACTATTCTTAAACAAAGATGAAGAAGCTGAGTTTGTAGAAGTAAAATCAGCCATAGGTGATGCTAAGGAGCTTTTAAAGCTTCTTTTTTATTGCATAGTAGATGTATCTGAAACACCCGAGTTTATATTTGGAGTACATACACCTAGTGCTTTAGCTTCTGTAAAAGAACAAATGCCTATTATGGTAAATAAGATAAGAAGAAAAAGAGAACAATTTACAAATAGCTGGCAATTACTTGCAAGAATGGTTTTAATAATGAGTTCTAATTCTAGTGGTATGAAATATTCATCTTATGATGTGACTATAGGTTGGGATGAAGTAAATCCACGAGATGATAAAGAATTAGCTGAAACACTAGAAAAAGTATGTAGTGCATTAGATAAAGCTTTAGAGGGTGGATTTATTAGTGAAGAATCAACAGTAAACTTTTTAGCACAGTATATAGATACAATGAGCAATTATATAAGTGATGACCCTGAAATAGTTGGAGAAAGAGAAAAGATAATAAAAACCAAGATGTTAAAATACAGATTAGATGACTCTCAAGGTTTAAATGATGAGTCAAATGAAATTGAGAAGGAAATAAATAAAATAAAGGATAATAATGGCAATGGATAAAAGTACTTCGGAATTAATAACTGTTGCAGGGGAGTACAAGAAATGGGCATTAGAAGCTAGAAAAAAATTTATAGATTTAAGGCTCAAGCAAGATGATGAAATAAGAACAATGTATATTAACATAACAAGAAATATTACAAAAGAAATAAGAAAAGGAAATCTTTCAGACTTTAACAAAGTTAGGTTAAAACAGATACTAAAACAATTAACACAAGAAATAAAAATATTAAATGAACAACTAGTATTTAATTTTGATGAATACTTAAATAAAAATGTTGAAACAGCTACTAGTTACTCTAAAAATATTTTAATTAATGCAGTTGAGACAGCTCAAATAACTAAAGTAACTAAAACTATGATACAAAAAGCTTTCTATGATATTAATATAAGAACTGTAGAAGCTTATTATACAAGGGTTAAGGATGGTTTATTTTTATCTGATAGAATTTGGTCTAAGTGTAAGAAGTACAGAGAAGATATGAAAGTTATATTACAAACAGCAGTAACAGAAGGTCAAGACTGTGTTAAAACAGCTAAGATGTTAGACAAATATGTTTTAAAAGGTAAGAAAACTTTAGTTGATGAATATCCAAATATGATAAAAAGAATAGGAAATAGAGTACCTCAAAATATAAGTTATGAAGCTTTAAGATTGGCAAGAACTGAAATGACATCAGCTTATGGTGATGGGGTTTTAGCTTCTGCAATGATTAACCCTGCAACCATAGGTATTCAGTTTATGTTGTCCATGGCACATCCTCACACAGATATATGTGACGAAATATGTGGAGAGGATAATTTTGGTTTGGGTAAAGGTGTTTATCCTATAAATGAAGCTCCTGTATATCCATTCCACCCTCATTGTTTGTGTATTATGCTTACTGTAGTTCAACCATTAGATATATTAGTTGGAAGGTTGAAAAATTGGATTAAAAATCCTATGAATGATGTACCTCTTGAAATGTGGTATCAAGAGGTGTATGGAAATTTGAATTTTTAAATTGAAAGGTGGTGATTAAATGAATGTAATAACTGGAGAAATGGACTCAATGAATGCGTTAATATCTAGTATAAAACCTTCTGATATTCCTTTAGCTAAAGATATAGACATAGAAGCTTTAAAATCTATAGATGATGACCCTCTTGAGGTAGTTGTTGAGATACCAGCTACAAAATCTAAAAGGGGATGGAATTATACTGCTAAAAGCTTGAAAGATATTGTAGATTACACTAATGAAAATACTCTTAATGGCTTTTTAGGACATCAAAAAGCTGAAAATATATCAACTGAATTTGCACTACCTGTAACGCATTGGATAGGTGCAGAAATGAAAGGGGATAAAGCTTATTTCAGAGGGCTGATTGATGCTGATGCAACAAATTTAAAAAGATGGATTAGAACTAAAAGGATAAAAGAAGTTAGTATATTTGGTTATCCAAAACTTAAAAAGAGTGCTAAAGGCGAAATGAATGTTATAGGATATGAGCCACTATCTATTGATTGGACTCCTCTACATAGACCAGGTATGCCAACAAGTATTGTAGGTATGGAAATGAGTCCTAATGGCGAACAGTTAGATGGAACTTTTGAAGCTTTAAGAATAGATTTAAGAGAAGCTTTAAAAGCTAAGTTTTCTATTAATGATAATAATTCATATCTCTATATACAAAACATAAGATATGATAACAATACTGTCATATATGAGTTGGAGCAAAATGGATTATGCAAGCTTTATAGTATACCATTTACTATAGTTGAAAATAAAATAAATCTAGGTGAAGAAATTGAAGTAATAAAGAAAATAAGCTATGAAGCTAAAGGAGAAATGAAAGGAGAGGAAAACAAATTGGAAGGAAAAGAGTTAATAAAAAATGTCAAAGGATTACTGCAAACTGGTGAAATATCATATTCAGAGGTCATACAAGGAATAGGCTTAACTAAGGAAATTGTGACAGGAGAGATGGAAGATGTAAAAAGTTCATTAAAAGCAGAAAAAGAATTAAGAGAAGTGAAAAAAGTACTTGGAATAGTAGGAGAGATGGACACAGTTGAAGTGGCAAAAAAGGCTTCAAAAGCTTTAGAAAATGAGAAAAAGGAAGCTTGGAACTGTATAGTTAATAAAGTAATTAAAGATAAAGTGTCAGGTGAAATAGCTCAAACATTAGTTAAGAAAATGTTAAATGTTGAGGAAGGCTCAAGTGAAGAAGTAATAACAGGAGAAATAGAAAATATATTAAATGATGAGTTTGTAAAAAATACAATGTCTAATATGTATAAAGATAATCCAACAACAACAGGATTATTAAACTCTAGCAATAATGGAAGTTTAACAACTAAGAAAAATAGAATATAAAGGAGTGATGTTTATATGGCATTTAAAGGTCAACCAACGCCAAGCACAATAACACAGATAACAAGAGCAAAAATAAGTGATGGGAAATCTGTAAGAGTTATTCTTTCAGAAGGTGAAAGCACTAAAACACAACAATTTTATCTTATAAATGGATTCTTTGGAGTCGCTATGCAAGACGGAGAAAAAGGCGATGAAGTTACTTTGCAAATAGAGCAAGCTGAATACGAAACGGATAATATTGTTACATCAGAAGCTTTTGAGGCAGGGAAATTGATTTATTGGGATAATACAGCTAAGAAATTTACTACTACATCTGCAAGTAATAGGCTAGTTGGTAGAGTAACAGATGGGAAAGACAGTAATAATGTAATTTGGTTTATATTATTACCTCAACAATAGAAAAGGAGTGATAAATATATGGCATTTAAAGTAATTAGTCAGGAAAATTTGCTGGAACAAAAAAGAAAAGAAACTTTACAAGAAGATATACCATTTATAGTAAATGGTGAAATGGAATATGTAACAAAGAAAATATCAAATGGAGAAATGGAAACCTTGGAGTTAAATAAGCCACTTGGTGAAATGATGACTTTTAGCTCGACTTCAAATTTAAAAGAGTTATTAAGAAAAGTTGTATTAGATGTTGAACTAGGCAGAGAGCAAGTACAACTATTATATAAACCAATCTATGACAGTATAGCAGATTCTAATTTACCACAAGTTATGGATGCTAAGTGGGCTTTACAAGGTAACTGTGTATTCCTAGAGCATATAGAAGGTGAAGAAATTAAATTCGGTACAATAAATGCAGAAAATGGTCCAGTTGCAAGGATACAAACTTATGCAACTGGTTTTGAGTATACAAAAGAAATGAAGGATTTTAACCAAACATTTAGTGTTGAAATATTAAATAAATCAATTGGTGAGAGTTACAATGCCTTGTTAAACCACATACATCTAAGCCCAATAATAAATTTTAATTATAAAGCTTCTAATAAGACAGCTTTTAAAGGTGAAACTAATGACCCAATATGGCTAGGAATTTGGAGAACATTAACACAAGCACAAAAAGATACAGTTATAGCAAAAAGACAAGGTAATATATTAATGGCTTCTAGTGCTGACCAAATTGAAATAGAAATGGCGTTAAATGGAGGACATTTATTAAACGGAAGCATGTATCCATCTATAAAAAATATATCAACAGTAATTTATTATGATGGGTGGGAGGTTACTGTTGGTAAAAAAACATATTCTTACAAAGGTGTTACACCAGGCAAAGGATATTTGATAAGACCTAAGCGAGGATTTAAAGAGTTAATAAAGAGAGATTTAACAACAGAGGTTGGAAATGCTGATTTAAGTAAGTTAGTAGAAAATCAAATTGTAGGTCATTGTTATAGAGGTGCTTTTGCAGCAGTAGAAGAAAATGTACAAGAAATAAGTTTTAGATAAAACACTCATAAGAGTGTTATTTTTATGAGGTGATAATATATGACACCAACTAGTAATTTAATAGAAAAATTAAGACTATTATTAAATGATAAAGATAAAAAATCATTTACAGATGAAGAATTAAACTTGTTTTTAGAAGAAGCAGACTGTATTTACTGTGCAGCTTCTCAAGGATGGGTATTAAAATCTTTACAATATGAAAATACAGTAGGGGAAATGTATGAGTATAAAGTGGGTCAAGAAACATATAAAAGCTCTAGTATAAAGGACCTAGTATCTGTAGCTTATCAAAATGCAGAGAAATTCAAGGATATGTGTACTAACAAAAAAGAAAAGGGAAGTTTTATGTTAGGAATTAGCACAGAATTTGAAATATGATAAATATTGATAGAAGAAGAAAAGACATAATAAGAACTATTAATATGAACCCTACCAATATTACTATAACTAATATTAAAAAAACTGAAATAGATGGAGCTTTTGAAGAAACTGAAACAGAGATAAAATGTGTTGTTAGAATATTTAATGAAAAGACAGCAGAGAAACAAATATCAAGTGAAAAGCAAGGTACTTTTAGTTCTATTAGAACATATGGAATGTTAGTAAGTGATGATGTTGTCTTAGATGTTAACAGTAGAGATTCTTTGGAGTTTGAGTGCATATATGGGAGAATGAAAATAGTTAATGTATATCCTCAAATTGTAAAAGGAGAACTTTGTGGGTATCAATGTTCACTTGAAAGGATTGATTAAAATGAGTGCTTTCACAAATGCAATAAATGATATAAATAGAAAAAAAGCAGGTATGTTTGTACTTTGTATGAGTGCAAGTGCAATGCTAGAAGGTGAAGCTAAAGCAAATGCAAGTTGGACAGACAGAACATCACATGCAAGACAAAGTTTAAATGCTAAAACTCTTGGAGGAGGAAATAATTTCATTATTAGATTATCGCATGGTGCAGAATATGGAGGAATACTTGAAGAAGGTTCAAAACCACATGTTATTACTCCAAAATCAGCTCAAGCTTTATACTGGAGAGGTGCTTCACATCCTGTAAAATCAGTTCAACATCCTGGTACAAAAGCAATGCCTATTATAAAACCAACTATTGATAAAAATATAGGCAAAATAGGTAATATGATTTTTAGATATTGGAGTGATTAAATGAGGGCAGGAATAAGAAAAGCTTTAATAGATAATATAAAAGAATTGAAAGGTTGTTATGAACCTAATGTACCAAACAAAGATACTAAAAAGCCTTATATGGTAGTTGTACAAGGGCAAGACAATGACAATGGAGAAACGATAGGTTTTGAAAGAAGTATAGAAGTATGGATTTATGAAGGTAGAACTACATTTAAGAAGTTAGATAAATTAACTAAACAAGTTATTGAAATCTTAGACATGAATACTATAGTTGATGAATCTGAAAATGAAGCTTTCACTTGCATTTATAAAGGGACAAGTGAAAATGATATTGTTGTTGAGGAATGGGATGCTATAGCAAGAGGTATAAGGTTTAGTGTAATAGCTTTAGAAGATAAAGAAGATGCAACTAGCGATAGATGGGTAGAAGCTTTATCAAAGTACACAAAAGATTTATTAGAAATTGAGAGTTATAAAGATAATTGGAAGAAAAACTTTATAGCTCCATGCGCATTATGGCGAACTACAAATGTTGAAAACAAAAGAATAAATTATCATTTGATTGAGATTACCAAAACTATGAAATGTCATGTTGTAAGTAAAAATAAGGATGAAATAGTTAAGTTTCTTGAAGCATTAGAAACAAGTTTAATAATAGATAAAAGAGTAAGACTTAGAGAGGATAAGAATATGTATTTAACTCTTGTTAGCGTAGTTGAGGATAGGGAATCAGACATGTTTACAACAGGACAATTAACAGTTGTGTTCAAAATGATAGGTAAGATAAAAAGAGAAGGTCCTATTATGGATAAAATTTATAGTAATGGAAATTTAAAATAGGAGGTGTAAGGGTTGGCTGAAACAATTAATAAAAAGACTAATGTAAGTAAGCAGGAAGAAAAATATTTGAAAAATGATTTCTTAAAAAATAGTGAAGCACTTGGCTACGAAAAAATGGTAGTTGCAGGTGCTTTATTTAATTGTAAGAAAGAAGAACTTACAAAATCAGAGTTTGAGAAATTAATAAAAGATTTTTTAGAAAGAGAGGTGAAGTAAAATGGCAACTGGTACATGGAATGAAAAAGAAAAAAAGGAGATACCGGGCTTTTATAACAGATTCAAAACACAAGCAGAAAAGTCTGCAAACACAGGATTAAAGGGTAGATTAGCAATACCAGTTAAGGCTAATTGGGGAGAAGTTGGCAAGGTTGTAACAATAAAAAATGACTTGAGACAGCTTAAAACTTTGTTTGGTGATGATATGAACTATTCAGCGTATAAGTTAGGTAAATTAGCTTTATTAGGAAATGTAAAAGAGCTGTTATTATATAGGCTTGTAGATGGAAAACAAAAGAAGGGTACATTAACACTAAAAGATACTACAGAGAATAGTGCAAAAGATGTAATTAAGCTAGAAACTAAGTACCCAACAGCTAGAAACTTTAATGTAACAATAAAATCTAATTTAGTTGATGCAGATAAAAAGGACTTTATATTCTTTGAAAATACTAAACAGTTATTTAGTTCAAGTATTAAAGGCACTATAGATGAAATAGTACTAGAAATAAACTCAAATTTAGATAATGAATATGTAATTGCAACTAAAGTAGCTGATAGTGATACAACACTAGCAAACTTAGTAAATGTAGCACTTGAAGGTGGTAATGATGGTTGCGCATCTATTACTAATGAGTCTTATTTAAAAGCTTTAGAAGAATTTGAAAGATATAGTTTTGATAGCTTTGCACTTGATGGTGTGGCTGATGAAGCATTGCAGGAAACTACAAAAGCTTGGGTAGCTAAAAATAAAGAATTAGGAAAAGATATACTACTTTTTCTAGGTGGAAAAACAGAGGATAATATAAAACAAATTAATGATAAATCGAAAGGTTTTAATGATGAAAATATAGTTAATGTTGGGAGCTCAGCTTATTATGAGGGAATAAAATATACACCTAGTGAAGTAGCTGTTTATATAGGAGCATTAGCAGTAAGCAAAGGTATAACAGGAAGTATATGTAATGCTAAGACTATATTTGAAGAAGTAGAACCACGATTAAGCCAATCAGAAGTTAAAGAGTGTTTGAAAAGTGGTACATTGGTCTTAGATTTTGATGATGGAGACGTGATTATAGTTGATGATGTGAACACATTTAAAAAATATGTAGATGATAAAAACGAAGCAATGGGATATATCTCTAATATTATGTTTATTAATACTATAAATAAAGATACTTCATTAAAAAGAAAAGAGTTTGTAGGTAAGATATTTAATGATGCAACAGGTCAAACAACTGTTATATGTGCATTGAAGAAATATTTTGAAGAATTAATGAGTCAAGGTATTATATCAGAGTTTAATGTTGATATAGATACAGAACTTCAAGCAACTGCCAAAGCAGATGAATTTTATTGGAAATGGGATGCTGTTAAGGTTGATGTAATGAAGAAAATTTATGGTACTGGATACCTAGGATAAGGAGGTTATAAAGTATGGGAAAATATGATGAAAATATTATAGATGCTGCAAATGTTGTTGATGGTTCAAATGCTAGAATAATAATTGATGGAGAAGAAGAAGGATATGGAACAGAATTTACAGCTGAAGTAGAAAATGATAAAAAGACTTTTAGAGTAATTGGTTGTAAATGGGAACTTAACAAGGCATCCACTCAAAAAGGTACTTTTTCTTTAACAGTACTTAAAACTACATCTAAGTGGATTAAAAAAGGATTTAATAAATTTGAAATAATTACAGAAATAGAAAATCCTGGGCTAGTTGGATATGAGAGAATTAGATATAAAAATTGTATGGTAGATAAAATACAACTAGCAAGCATAAAATCTGATGAAAATATAGAAATACAAGTAGATGGAACTTTTGAAGGATTTGAACTTTTAGATGAAATAGCATAATAAATAAATTTAAGCTACACGTAATTAATTTTATGTGTAGCTTTTTATAAAACTATAAAATTGGAGGAAGTTAAAAATGGAAAACTTAGATAAAGAATTTTTAAATGAAGGAATAGAAGAAGAAAGAGAGCTTACTAAAGATGAAATAGCAAAGCAACAAGAAGATAATATAATTATGAAATTGACAGAGGATGCTATATTACCTGAAAAAACTATTTTTGTAAAAAGATTAGATATACCACTTACGCTTAGGGCTTTAACAGAAAAAGAGATAAGTGCATTGCAAAAAAAATATACAAAAGTTACTAAGGTAAGAGGTAGAAGGGAAAGCAAACTAATGGAAGATGAATTTAATATAGCTCTAATAGAAAAGGCTACAATAGTTCCTAATTTTAGTGATGCAAGACTTCTTAATTCTATGAATGTATCTAGTGGTGTTGAATTTATAAGAAGAAAGTTCTTAGCAGGAGAAATCGCATTAATTAGTGATGAGGTACTAGAATTGTCTGGATTTTATGAAGAATTAAGTGATGATGATATAAAAAACTAATAAAGAGAGGTGGGAAGATTACTATTTTATATAACGCATATGTTAAACATAGTGTTCTTCCAGAAGATTTTCTGAAAAGAGAGAAAACACCTCAACAGCTTCTTAGAGTTTTTACACAGCATGAAATAGAGCAGGAAAATAAAGCTATGAAAAATAAATAAAATTTAAACTGAAAGCGAGGTGAGAGAAATAGCTAAAAAAGAGATGTATCACATTGATGTTGTCATTGATGTTACAGGAGATGAACAAACTAAAAACAAATTAAGTGCTATGGAAAGATACACGAAACAGACAGAAAAGAGAATAAAAGCACTTAATAGGATAAAAGCTAATCCAGTTATACAAGCTCAAGATAAAACATCTAGTGTTGTAAATAGAATTAGCAACAACTTAAAAAGAGTGGGTAGAACTATATCTACCACTATAAATGCAAAAGATAAAGCATCTAGTGTTGTAAATAGAGTTAAAAATAAAGTAAATAGTTTGCTTACAAGTAGACAAAGAGAAGTTTTATTAAGGGCTAGAGACAGAGCTAGTCAAGTTGTAGATAAAGTAAAAGCTAAGGTACAAAATTTGACTGCGGCTACAATAATTAGTTTGAATATGAAAGCTGACCCAGCATTAAGAGTTATTTCTCAAACTAGAAGTAAATTAGGAGAGCTCAAGAATAATACAATAATAAATATTAAAGCAAAAGGTGAAGAAGCATTAAATACTATTTCTCGTACTAAGAGTAAATTACAAGAGTTTTCTAATAGAACTTACCAAGCAATTGTAAAACTAAAAGATGAAGCTAGTCCAACATTGAGTGGCTTAGATGGTAAGATAAGTTCTTTTATAAGTAGTACTATTAGTAAGTTTACACAATTAGCAGTAACAGCAACAGCGTTAATTGGTGGCGTTGGGGTAGGAAGTGCTATAAAAGGATTTGCAGACTTTGAACAAGCAATGAAAAACGCACAAGCTGTATCAAGTGCAAATTCAAAAGAAATGGCAGAAATGACTGCAATGGCAAGGGAAATGGGTCGTACAACTAGCTTTACAGCTAAAGATGCAGGGAATGCTATGTATTTTATGGGGATGGCTGGATGGAAAAGCAAAGAAATGATTGCTGGTCTACCTGGTATATTAAATTTGGCAGCAACAGGTCAGACAGATTTAGCACTAACAGCAGATATTGTGACTGATGGTTTAACTGCTTTAGGGCTAACTGCAAAGGATACAGGAATGTTTGTTGATGTCATGGCAGCAACAGTTACAAACTCTAATACAGACATAGAAAGAATGGGTGAAACTTTTAAGTATATGGGAAGTGTTGGAGGAGCATTAGGTGTTTCCATGAAAGATTTGAGTTTAGCAACTGGCTTAATGGCTAGTGCAAGCGTTAAAGGGAGCATGGCAGGTACTGCACTTAGAGGTGGTTTAGTTAGATTAATAAAACCCCCAGCTGAGGCACAGAAAGCTATGAATAAATATGGAATAGAAATAAAGAAAACAAAAGATGGAAATTTAGATTTAGCTAGTACAATCGTTGGCCTTAGAGAAAAATTAGGCGGACTTGAAGGAGTACAAAAAAGTGCTGCAATAAGTAGTATATTTGGGCGTACAGCCATGGCAGGTTGGGCGGCTGTAGTAAATGCAAGCGAAAAAGATTTTAATAAATTAACAACAGCGATTGCAGAGAGTGAAGGAGAAGCTAAGAGAATTGCTGACATGAAATTAGATACTCTATCGGGACAATTTACTATTTTAAAAAGTGCTATTGATGATGTTAGAATATCAGTAGGACAGAAGCTTGGGAAAGTTACAAGAGGTTTTGTTGAGCAACTAACAAAAGATATGCCTAAAATAGGAGATAAAATAGTTGGCTTTGTAAGCAGTTTTATTAAAAATTTTGATAAAATTAAAAGTGTTTTACAAGGCGTAATTTCTATTATTGGTGGTGTTGTTGCTGGATTTATGGCTTTTAAGGCTTTAACAGTAATTTCTAGCGTAATAAGTATAATTACAAAGATAGCCACAGCATCAACATTAATTGGAGGAATAGTTGGGGTTCTTGGACCTATTGGTGCAATAGTTTTAGCTATAGGTATGTTGGCAGGAGCGTTTTTATTTGCTTATCAAAAATCCGAAATTTTTAGGAATGGTATTAAGAATATAGGGAAATCAATGTCTAATTTTTTAAAACCTTTAAATACTTTTATAGAACAAATAAAAAGTAAATTTAAAGAACTTATGAATGCGTTAAAACCTTTGTTTTTAGCTGTTTCTGAATTAGGCTCAATGATTATAAGCGCTTTATCACCAGTTATACAATTTTTGGCGACAGTTTTCATAATAAAATTTGTATATTCATTTAATGTAATTGTTAACAAGGTAAAAGCTATAGTAAATACAATAACAGGAGTAGTAAATGGTTTAATAGAGATATTTAAAGGAATAGCTGATGTAGTTAAAGGCTTTATAAATGGAGATATAAGCCAAGTAGCTAACGGGCTTAAATCTATTTTTAAAGGGATTATAGATATTGTTAAGTCATTGTGGAGTGGGTTAGTAGATTTTGTGACATCACCAATTCAAGCTGTAGTCGATATTTTGGATACTAAGTTTGGTAAAAAAGTGGAAGGCATAAAGAAAAAATGGAATGAATTAAAAGACTTTTTAAAAAATCCTGCTAAAGCAGTTCCAAAGGTTCAACCAGTTAATTTATCTAGCGAGAAAGCATCAAACGAGTTACAAGCTTCATCAAACGGAGCAAAAGCATATATAAGCTCATTAAGTCAAAAAATAGGTGAAGGTATCGGAAAGATTAAAGAGAAATTTGGAGAACTCAAAACATCTGCGACAGAAGTATTTAATAATATAGTAACTTTTATAGGTGGCAAAGCAGCTGAATTAAAAGATAAACTTTTAGAAGGCATAAAACCTGCTATAGATACATTTAAACAAGCTTTTTCTAATCTTAAAGAAACTTTTGGGGGCTCTTTGGACAGTATAAAAGAAGCTTTTGGAAGTTTAAAAACTGTATTTAATGAAAATATTAAAACACCTTTTGAAAATTTAAAACAAAAAGTTTTAGAAACAAAAGAAAGTTTAAAAGCAGTTTTTGATAACTTAAAATCTAGTTTTGCAGAGTTAGGAAAAGCTCTTGAACCAATAAAAGAGGTATTTAGTGGAATAAAAGAATTTTTTTCAAATTTATTTAAACCAATTGAAGATAATGGGGCAACTAAGACAACTAAAACTAATATGGATAAGTTAAAACAATCAACACAAAGTGCAGGAACGTCTTTCAAAGAGCTAGGGAATGCTTTTAATCAATTAAAAGAAGCAGCAAAACCTTTTGTAGATTATTTAAAACAAATAAAAGATTCTTTAGCATCTACTTTCGGAGATATAGGAGGAGAATTACTTAAAGGTGTAGCAACTTCTATAGTTTTAGTTATAACTTCTGTTATTAATGCGATTGCATCTATTATAAACGCTGTAGCAGGTGCTATAAAAGGTGTAATTGACATAATAAAAGGAATATTCGAAATCATAGGTGGGATAATTAGTGGTGATGGTGAAAAAATAAAACAAGGATTTTCTGATGTTTTCAAAGGAATTGGGGAAGTAGTTAAATCATTGTGGGAAGGTATAAAAGGTGTTTTAGGAGCACCAATTAAAGCTGTTGTAGATTTTGTAAGTAATGGTTTTTCGGAAAAAGTGGGTCAGGTAAAACAATGGTGGACTGATTTAAAAACTAATGTAGGTCAAAAAATAAGTGGATTTGTTAGTTTTGTAAGCAATGGTTTTCAGCAAAAAGTTCAACAAGTTGGTTTATGGTGGCAAGGATTAAAGATTAAATTATCTGGGAAAATAAGTGGATTTGTAAGTCTTGCAGAAAACGGATTTAAAAGTAAAGTAGATTCAATTAAATCTGCTTGGGATTCTCTTAAAAAGAAACTTTCTACCAAAATAACTGGGTTTGTAAGTATAGTAAAAACTGGAATAAGTAATGTATTAGACCGTTTTGCTGAGGGTGGAGTTGCAAGTAAACCAAGTATTTGTGGAGAAGCAGGCCCCGAAATGGTTATTCCTCTTTCTAATAGCAAGAGAAGTAGAGCGTTAAGTTTGTATGAACAAGCAGGACAGATGCTTGGAACTAAAACAAGTAATAATGTTATTCCAATCTCTCAAAAATTAGGAACTAGTTTTAATTCTACAAATAGCATCCAAAATAGTAATTCTAGTATTATTAATAATGTTAGGCAATTTCCTACCAAACAAGAAGAATTTAATAATACAGAAAATAGAATTTACCAAGAAGCTCAACCACAAAACATAATTTCTAGTGGAAGTAATGCGATTAATGTTGGTGGAATATCTATAAATATTCAAGGTAGCAATAACAAAGAAGAAATGGTGCAAGAAATATTGTCTCAAGTAGAAAGTGAATTAAGAGAAGCAATAGAAAACATTGGATAATTGTCGAATTATTGTTGAAAAAATCCTCCTTATAGATGCTATAATTTAATTATAAATCATGTGAGGGGGATTTTTACTAATGTGGGAAAAGTTTAAAAGTCTAAACGTTTTTTTAAAGATACTTATAGTAATTATAGCTATTGGTATGTTACCAGCAACATTATTTTTTCTGTCAATAGTTCTTTTTGTTACACTTTTTAAAAAGAAAAAAAAGATTGCATGCATAATGTCTCTTATTTTAGTTGCTTTAACATTTAACTTTGCAAATTTTTGGTATTCGATGGATACAACTGTTACTGCCAGTAATACAAAATCAGAAGAAATAAAAAATACTGATAAAAAGAAATTGGAAGAGAAAAAAACTAAAGGGGAAGCTGATAAGAAGAAAGAACAAGAAGAACAAAAAAAACAAGAAGAATTAAAAAAAGCAGAAGAACAGAAAAAACAAGAAGAAAAGAAAGTACAAACTGAACAACAAAAAAAAGATGAAGAAGCAAAAAAAATAGCAGGTGAGAAGAAAAAGCAAGAAGATGCTGAAAAAAAAGCACAAGCAGAACAAACCAAAAAGAATGAACTTGTGAAAAAACTAGAAACATATGAAAAATTATATTTAATGATTCCTGCTAGTATAGAAGAAACATCAGCTTCAAATAATGTACTTGAATTACAAAAAACATTTGCAACGGGAAGAGATGTCGCTTCAAAATGTTGGCAAGAGCTAGGTGATTTAAAAGATAAATATAGTACTGAATCAAATGAGTATAAAGCTATACAGAATTTGCAGTTAGCATTTTTTGTAGTAAAAGATGCATGTAAAAATGGAATAAAATATTTAGACAAAAATGAATATAAATATTATGAGAAATATGAAAAAAATTGTAATGAAGCGGGTGCTTGGTATAGTGATTTTGTAACTTTAAAAGAGAAAATTAAATAAAAAAATTAAAATAAATATAAAAACATCTACTAATTAGTGGGTGTTTTTAATATGCACTTAATTAAGTGAGGTGATAACTTGGTAATAGACATTTATCTAAAAAACGAAAAAGAAAAAATAGATTTCCATTTTCCAGTAAATCCACAAGATTCCCTATCTATTAAAAAAGAAAAAAGGTTTGAAACTGTAGACATAGTAAATTTAGGTGAATTTGACATTAAAAAAGAAGGGGAGAAGATAAGAGAAATATCATTCAAGACCTTCTTACCCAACTTATATGACGCTTCTTATTGCAGATACAGCGAGTTAAAAAATCCAATCGAAGTAGTGTCAATGCTTGAAAAATGGGTAGACCAAGCCGAACCTTTAAGACTTATTATCACTGGTTTTGGTTACAATGGATTAGTCACAATATCTAGTTTTAGCAATACTCAAACAGCAGGAAGAGAAGAAGATAGAGACATTGAGATAACATTTAGAACTTACAGAGAACTAAAGATAGAGACATTAAAAAAAGAAACTAAAAGTACTACTAAAACAAATTTAAAGGATAATAGACCTAATACCCAAACTAAATCCAAAATATATACAGTTACATCTACAGACACATTATGGAGCATTGCAAAGAAATTTTTAGGTAAAGGCTCAAGGTGGACAGAGATTTATAATATCCCCGAAAACAAAAAAGTCATTGGTAAAAATCCTAATGTGATTAAAAAAGGACAAAAGTTGGTGATACCTAGCAAATGAAAATAATACTAAATGGAAAATATGATATTGCAAATTTTAACGAGGGAATAACGTTAAGTGAAGCTATAGACGGGGTTGCATATAAAATGGATGTATCTTTAGTAGAACCTAAACAACTTCAAGATATAGGAATTAAAAAAGGTGACAAGATAGTTCTAATTGACATTGCATATGAGAGTAAAAAAGAAGAGACGATATTTGATGGTGTCATATGGGAAACTAGGAGAAGTGAAAAGAGCAAGAAACTGACACTATCTTGTAGAGAAAGAACAGTTTACATGGAAGAATCAGAGGAACAATATTCGTTTAAAGAAAATACAGCAACACAGAGGATTGAGTACTACTGTAAACAATGGAATATACCTTACTACAATCTAGCTAATACAGGGAAGAAACTTGCTAAAGTAATACATAAGACTAATATCTTAGATATGATAAAAAAGGACTTAAAAGAAACTGTAACAAAAGGTGGAGACTTATTTAGAGTAAGAATGGATAATAAGCTGAAATTATTTAAACTTGGTACTAATGCAAATGTATATAAACTAGATAGTATATTAGAAGATGCAAACTTTACAAGTAGTTTTAATGATGCAGTAACATCTGTAAAGGTTTTAGGAAAGAGTAAAGACGAAAATACAAAAGCACCTATTATCGGAACATATAAGAAAGACTCAGATAAGTATGGAACACTACAAAAGATTAAACAAGATGAAAAGATAAAAAATGCTAAAGAAGCTAAGAAAGCAGCAGAAGCAATGTTTAATTCGGGTGAAGAAACAATAAGTGTAGATTGCGTGGTAGATATAAATAGAATAAGGGCAGGTGACAAGGTAAGTTTAAAAAGTAAAGAATATTATGTTATAGATGTCACTCATACACTAGATTCTAGACCAAAAATGAAGCTCAATATAGGGACTTTAGAATATATAAGGAGGAAGTTTTATACAAATGACTGATGCTAGATTTAATGGAGTTGCTAGAATATTGAAAGAAAAAATGAATAAAAGTGTTAATGATGGAGTTTTTGGAATAGGATGCGAACTTGCAGAAATAACAATAAATGGTCTTAAGGTGAATGGTTATAAAGATGAAATACAGGATTATTTAGTATTAGAGAATTTAACATTAAAAGAAGATTATTTTACTTTTTCAGATGAAGCTTTAAGTGGAGAATATAGGCATAAGCATAAAATAGAAACTACAAAAGAATTAAAACCCTTGACTATAGGTGATAAGGTGTTAGTAGCCGTCATGGGAGCTGAGTTTGTGGTCATTGGGAGGGTTGTAAATGCCAAACCTATTTCCAGTTAATGAAACCTTTGAAACTGTAGAATTAAAAAATAATGATGAGAATGAACTGGACCTAAAGGGTTCTTTTTTATTTGACTTTATAAAAGGTGAATTTGTTAAAAATGCAGATGGAACATTAAAAAGATGTGATAAAGTTCAAGCATATAAACAATGGTGTCAAAAGGCTATATTAACACCTAGATACAAAAAAGCAGCTTATACAAACATTTATGGAAGTGAAATAAAAGACTTAATTGCCAGTAACTTATCTCAAAGCGCAAAAGAGCTTGAAATAACTAGATTAATAAAAGAAACTATTTTAGTTCATCCATATACAAAAGAAGTTAGTAATTTTATATTTGTTTGGCTTGAAAACAGCAGACTTGTTAATTATGAATTTGATGTACTAACAATAGATGATGAAAACATAACCATAGATGGAAATATAAAAAGGTAGGTGATTACATGGAAAGAGAGCTACCTATACCATTATTTTTAACAGAAGAGGAGGACTCTGTACATGAAAGGATGTTAAGTAACTTTCAAGATGTGAGCACACTAGAAGGGGACTTTATTTATGATGCAACAAGACCTACAGCAGAGCAGATAGCTGAATTAAAACAACTAGGATTACAAAATAATTTAAGGATTGCATTTCCTCAAACTAGCTATGGAGAATATCTAGAATGGTTGGGAGAATGCAAAGGAGTATTTAAAAATCAACCAACTAAATCGGTTGGTATGGTTACATTTAATGGTGCTCAAGGAACTATCATTACAAAAGGAACTATTGTTACAACTATAGCTACAGATGAAAAACAGAGCATAGAATTTGAGCTTCTTGAAACTAAAACTATAGGAGCAAATGAAACAGTAGATATTAAAGCAGAATGTAGGATTGCAGGAACTATAGGAAATGTATCTAATAACACTATAACTGTTTTACTAGGTTCTATTAGTGGTGTTAAATCAGTTTCTAATAAAGAAGATTTCAGAGGTGGAACAGATATAGAAGATGAAGAACATTTTAGAGAAAGAGTTCTTGTAGCAGAGCAAGAGGACAAATTAAGTGGAGCTAGTTCAGACTATATAAGATGGGCTAAAGAAGTAGATGGAGTGGGATATGCTTATGTAGTTCCCGAATGGAATGGAGCAGGGACAGTAAAAGTATTAATACTAGATAAAAACAGAAAAGCAGCAACACAAGAATTAATAGATAAGGTCCAAGAATATATATATCCATTGAATATATCAGAAGGAGAAAATAGAGATGGGAAAGCTCCTATCGGTGCATTAGTTACAGTTGTGACACCTGACACATTACTTATTAATGTAAAAGCTAGTTTTATATTTAGTAATGGCTTTAGTGAAGAAACTGTATTAAACAATCTAAAAACTAAGATAGATAAATATTTAGATAAGATTGATTTAGGGGGGACAGTCTCATACAATGCTATACAGGCGATAGTAGGCTCTATGATGCTGACAGATGAAGGTATAGAAGACTTTTCTAATCTTACTATAAATGATGTAAAAGAAAATATAAAATTGCAAGACCAAGTGGTCGGAATAGGGGAAATAGTTAACGAGGTGGTTGGATGATAGCTTCTAAAAAAGGTAAAGAAATGCTTCTTACATTATCTCCTATCTATGAACAATCTATCATAATGCAAAGCTTATATGAAGCTATAGGAAGCGAATTTGATAATCTAGAATTATTAAATAAAGAAATAGAGTTACAATTATTCCCTCAGAGTGCGACATGGGGACTTGAATTTTGGGAAAATAGAGTGGGTTTATCCACTAATATAGATGAAGATATAGAAGCTAGAAGAAGAAAGGTCATTGCTAAGCTTCAAAGTAAATATATTATGACACCTAAAAGAATGGCTATGATACTCCAATCTTATACAGGTGCAAACATAAAAATAAATGAAAATATATCTCCATATACTTTTGGTGTTGAATTAACCAGTACCCAAGGTTTTCCTAAAGATTTAGAAGATTTATATAAGAGAGTAAATGTTATAAAACCTTCTCATTTAGCTGTAAGTTATAAGTTAGTTTCTTTATTGAAAAGTAAAACCTATTTTGCACAAACGGCAATTATGAGCGAAGAAATAACTGTATATCCGTACACAAGCAAAGAAGTAAAAGCAAGTGTTAAAGCCAAGTTTGCACTAGCTCATAACATGAGCTCAGAAACATTAACAGTATATCCAAGATAGGAGGTGGCATAAATGGCTGATGAACAATTTTACACAATACTAACAAACATAGGTAAAGCTAAGATTGCTAATGCAGGAATGTTAGGTAAGTCAGTAATTTTAGAGAAGATTCAAGCAGGTGATGGTGGAGGAAACTACTATAATCCAACAGAAGACCAAACAGCATTAAAAAATAAAGTTTGGGAAGGGAATATAAATGCTTTTGATAATGATGAAAATAATCCTAACTGGATTATTGCAACAGCATGTATCCCTGGTTCGATAGGTGGATTTACAGTTAGAGAAATGGGTCTTATAGATAATGAAGGAGATATGATTGCAGTTTGTAAAAGCCCTGAAACCTACAAGCCAAAAGTTGATAATGGAGCTATGAAAGATTTGTATTTGAAATTTATCATAGAAGTATCTAATGTAGAGAAAGTGACATTAGTTGTTGACCCTACAGCTATTTTTCTAACTAAAAAAGATGAAGAAAAAATATTAACAAATATTAATAAACTAGACACTAAAATAGATACAACCAAAACAGAATTAACAAGCAACATAGAAACTACTAAAACAGAGCTAAACACTAGAATTGACACAGAAAATGAGAAACAAAATATTAAAATTGACCAATTAATCGCAGGTGGTTCAAATGTGGCATCTACTCAAACAATAACAATTGACGATTGGGTTGAGGATGCAGAAAGTGGATTCAAATCAACTGTAACACATAGTTTGTTAACACAGAGAATAGTTGTAAATATTATAGATGCTACTACAAAAGAAAATGTAGTTACAAACTTTAAAATTATAGATGATAATTCTATAGAAATTAGAAGTGAAACAAGGTCAGAATTAAACGTTTATGTGATAAATGGAAATGCAGAAACTCATTTTATTAATGCAACTGTAGATGATAACAGAGTGTCTGAAATGACTACTTATTCATCTAAGAAAATAGAGGACAGATTGGTTAATATAGAAGAAAAGGTAAATGGTGGTTTATCTAATATTGCAACAAGTGTAAATGAGTTGATAACTTATTGTTAGAGAGGAGAGTGAGAAAATGCAGACTGAATGGAATTTTAATTATGCTAATTATGTACAAAATGTTTCATTGCCACCTGGGCGATATAAATTAGAATGTTGGGGTGCTTGTGGTGGTGCTGTCGATACAAGCGATTGGACTGATTGTGCAAAAGGTGGTTATTCAAAAGGTGAGATTGTATTTAAAAAAAGAACTAATCTACAAATTTGTGTCGGTCAATCTGGTTATGAGAAAGTTTCTGAAGGTTCAAGCCTTACTAGAAGTGGTTTTAACGGTGCAGGCGCTGCTGGCAAAGTTACTACTGGTAGCTTTGCTTATTCTAAATACGGTGGTGGAGCAACTGATATAAGACTTTATCATCCTAGTGCAACTTGGGGTAACACTGAAAGTTTGCTTTCACGCATACTTGTTGCAGGCGGTGGAGGAGGTATGAAAAATAATTTTGCTTCTGCTCGTTCTATTGGTCATGGTGGTGGTTATGTAGGTGTTAATGGAGTTGGTCGTGACAGAGATTTTTGTGGCGGTGGTTCTCAATACCAAGGTGGAACAAGTTACGACACAGAAGAATACCATGGTTCATTAGGAAAAGGAGGTTATGGTAACATAGGAATAGGTGGTGGAGGGGGTTGGTACGGTGGTGCTGGTTCTTATTCTAATGAATGTGGAGGTGGTGGAAGTGGTTACGCACTAAATAAAGATAGTTATAAGGCACCCGGATATATACCAACACCTGAATATTATCTTGAAAATATAGTCATGACTACTGGAGGTAATACTACTAAAGCAGATGGTTATGCTAAAATAACATTACTACAAGCATTACCATTTTTAACAGTATCTTCTTATAATTCCATTACAGCTACATTTAAAGCTGACCACACAGACCCTACATTGCTTACAAAAATAGAATATTTTATAGATGATGTGTTAAAAGAAACTATAACAACCGATTTAACTCTTGAAAAAACAATTAACTATACATTAGAAGATAATGCACTACACACACTTAAGATAGTTGTTACAGACAGTAATAATGCTACAGCAGAAAAAGTGTTAAGTCTAAGTAAGAATATAATGCCACTGCCCGAAAATGTAAATTTGCAAGATATATCTTCTAAACTAATTGAAGTTAACGCAGGATTTAAAACTGGTAAAACAAGTATTATAAATACTTTAGCATTAAAGAATATAGAAGCAAGTTTAAATAATACACTTGTTGAGTTGTCAGAGAAAATAAAAACAGGTTTTGATAGTTCAGATGCTAGTGTACAGGATTTGATGAATCAGTTAACACAAGCTAATAATACCATAACACAGTTAAATTCTCAATTTAAAGTAGCAGGTGGTACTTCTGTTGCACAAAGAAGCGACGGAACTAAAATTGCTTATGAGTATAAAAGGTCTACAACTTCTAAATTTGGTGGATGGCTCAAAATTAATGGTTTAGCTTTTAAACCTAATATTTTTGTAGCTGACTGCGAATATTATGACAGCGATTATAGAGTTGACTATAAATTTTTTACATTTGCTTGTTGTGGTTTTACTACAAGTGGTAAACAAGATTTTGTTGCTGTAGCAATTTATAGTCGCTCAAGTGGTAGCGATAAATATACTGGTGATGGTTTTATTTATAACAATAATGAAGGGGATGTATGGTTTAATGCTAATGGCGTTCAAGTTCCTGCTTATTTACCAGGTGGTAGTGAAAGTTTTACTTATGCTTGGAGAGCTGTTAAATTTATGAATACTTAATAGAGGTGATAAAGTGGATAGAGCAAATAGAATTATATGTGACCAAACAGGTAAAATACTCTTGCAAACAGGAGAAGCAACAGGGGATGTATTACCACACAATAAAATAACTGAATTACATTATATTGATATTCCATATGGAAGTATAGATTATATTAAAAATAGAATTGTAGGTATAAATATAGAAACAAAACAGCCAATTTTGGAAGAAATACCAGTATATGTAAGTGAAGAAAAAAAGAGAATACAAGAATTAGAAAATCAAGTTTTATTAAATGAAAATGAAAAAGTAGGAGGATTATTATAATGAATATAAATAATGTTGTAGTAAGAATATTAGCAGAGAGGATATTAAACGGAGGATTAAACCCTCTAAAAAATCGAGAATTTGAATTAGATGACGTAACTAACACAGAGTATAGAAAAGCAGTAGAGGATTATATAATTAGAGAAAGTGGAGTAGTAGAAGGAGCAGAACCAACAAAATAGGTTTTTTTTATATAAATTAAAAATAATTTCCTTTTTTAGTTATATATTTTTTATTTTTATCTATAATAAAAAAATTCTATTAAAAGGAGATTAAAAAATGAAGAAAATAATTGTAATTTGCATTCTAGTTCTAATGTTAATTATACCTACTATGGGGGAGATATTTATAATGGTAGAAAATATAAAGCTAGAGGGGCTAGAACAAAACCCAACAAGTTGTTACATTTCTAATCCAGGGATTATGGGAGAAGCAAAATGTGATGCAGCATACTTTATTATAGCTGCAGATTTCGTTAACAATTTAAAGGTAAAATAATAAATTAATACATTTAAAGGACTTAGATAATTCTAGGTCCTTTTTAATACAAAAATTAGGAGGAAATATGAATTTAACAATAGTTTTTTTAGCAACAAATATATTTATAAAATTAGTAATATTAGCAATAGCATTTGATACACTGTTAGGTTGCTTAAGAGCAATAAAAACACATCAGTTTAATTCAAGTTTTGGAATAAATGGAGGAATAAGAAAAGTTGCAATGATAGCATGTATATTTTTTCTAGCAGTAGTTGATATACTTACAAAGTTTAACTTTTTATTTATGTTGCCACAAGATTGGATTGATTTCTTGAGATTAAATCATCTTGGAATATCTGAATTTTTCTCTATTCTATTCATTTTGTATGAAAGTGTAAGTATATTAAAAAATATGTACTTATGTGGATTACCAGTTCCCAAAAAATTAAAGGAGAAAATAGGCAATTTACTAGATACAATGACAGACGAATTAAATATTAAGGGAGGTAATAAATAATGAAAATATGTATTACAGTAGGACACAGTATTTTAAAAAGTGGAGCATGCACTTCTGCTGATGGAGTAATTAACGAGTATCAATACAACAAATCTCTTGCACCAGTATTAGCAGATACATTTAGAAAAGAAGGGCATAAGGTAGATGTAATAATATGCCCAGAAAAGCAGTTTAAAACTAAGAATGAAGAAAAGTCTTATAAAATACCTAGAGTTAATAGTGGAGGATATGATTTACTTATAGAGTTACATTTAAATGCAAGTAACGGTCAAGGTAAAGGTTCAGAAGTCCTATATTATAGTAATAAAGGCTTAGAGTATGCAACTAGAATATGTGATAAACTAGGTACAGTATTTAAAAATAGAGGTGCTAAATTAGATAAAAGATTATATATCTTAAATAGTTCAAAGCCTACAGCAGTATTAATTGAAAGTTTCTTCTGTGATAATAAAGAAGATTATGAGAAAGCTAAGAAACTAGGTCATGAAGGTATTGCTAAGTTAATTGTAGAAGGTGTATTAAATAAAAATATAAATAATGAGGGAGTTAAACAGATGTACAAACATACAATTGTTTATGATGGAGAAGTTGATAAGATACTTGCGAATGTGCTTAGTTGGGGCTATAGTCCAAGCAAAGTTTTAGTTTGTGATATAAAAGATTACGTACCAGGTCAGACGGAAAATTTATATGTTGTAGGAGGTGGCGCATGTGAAAAGATAAGTTCTATTACTAAAGAAAAATTTATTATGATAAAAGGTAATGATAGATTTGATACACTTTATAAAGCATTGGATTTTATTAATAGATAGATAAAAGTTATCAACTAGAAGTGGTTGTTTGTTGTGATAACTCTATTATTGTAATATAATGTAAATATATTATTGTGATAATGGAGGATTTATGTATGGATGCATTGGTTTATGAGAGATTTGTAAGAGCAGCTTTTAGTATTAAACTTAATAACTTGATTAATAGAAGCGAAGATTTAGGTGGATTGGCTGAAGCTGATATCTTTAGAGCAGCAAATAATTTACATGAATTAAATGAGATAAAAATAGGTACTGGGTATGCTATTGCAATATTTAATAATGAGATATTAGAGTCTTGTAATGTTTCTGATAATGATAGCAATAGAATGATTGAACTATTTGATAGAAGTTTAATTGCAACTTCTAGGGAGGAAATATTGGATATTATAAGAGAATATGAAACTTATAGAGGACGATATCTTACTTTTAATTGGAAGAGATAGAATGTTTAAGTTAGGAAGTAGTAATTATAGTTAGTTATTACTTTCTTTCACATATTTTTATTATTTCAATAAGATTATTTCCAAATAATAATTTATTCAATGATAATAAGTAGAAAATAAAATTTTGAATCAATATAAAATTTAATGAAATGAGGTAGTAAAATCATGGATAAAAAAATAGACATAGCGAAGTTTATAGTAAATAGAATTGATTACTATATTGAAAAATCAGATAATAAAGCTAGTTTTTTACTATTATTAAATAGTGCAATTATAGGTTTTTTATTTTCAGGGAAGGAAAAAATAATGAATCACTTAAGTATAAGTAATATCAGATGTTTAGAGATGCTATTTTACATTGTTATATTATGTATATTTGTTATTTCAATTTATTTTTCGATTATGGTTTTAAAGCCAAGGAATTCTAAAATAGAAAATGAATATAAATCTATTTTTTATTATAAAGAGATAGCATCTTTAAATAATGAACAGTACAAAGAAGCATTTGAAAATGCATTTAAAGACGAAGAAAACTTGATTAATGATGCACTTGTTCAAATAAAAGAATTATCTTTAATCTGTGATAAGAAAATGTATAATGTAAAAAAGTCAGTAGAAGCTTTTATTTTAGGTGGTATTATATTGTTTATATATATACTTGTAGTAGTTTTTAATGCTATTTAGAAAATGTTTTATTTGGTTAGTATTCCTCTATGAAGATAGAATCAAATCATAGAAGAATACTATTTACATATTTGTAGATTCTTGTAATTGATTTTCATTTAATTTTTTAAATGCTAGTTTTAAAGTTTCTTTAAAATCAGGTACTGTGTTTTCATTAAAATCTTCAAGTTCATCCTCTCCTATCCATGCAAGTTCATTATGTTTTGATGTGGGTTCAAATTTAGAAATATCATAATCATTTATTATTTCTGCGAGAGTTATAATGCCTTTGTGTAAACCATCACTTTTTTTAACTTGATAAATTGCTAGAGGTATAGGTTGGCAATCATCTTTTCTTGTGCAATCAGTAATAGGTTCAATGTTTATATTAAAATCTTTTTCATATTCATCTTTAATAGTATTTATAATTGAAGTTTCTAGACTTGCCTTAGCACAACCAAATTCCCATTTACTCGCATTATTATTTCTATTATCACTTCTTTTCGCAATTAATATTTTTGAAGTTGATTTATTATAACAAACCGCAACACAGTGTAATTCCATTAAATCTACTTTTATATAGTCTTTATCTATTGTATTTTTATCATAACTGGGGTTTGTTTTAGAAATTACGTCACCTATTTTTTCAATCTTATCACTAAGGTTTCTGTCTATAAGTATTTTATCCAAAGCCTTGTCTACAGAATTAAACATAAAAGAATCAATTAGTAATTTACTTTCTCCTTTTTTATTAAAAAAATATTCTCGAACCAATTCATTTTCTTCTATTTCATCAAAAGAAAAACTATCATCAAATTCTATATCATTATTTTTTCCTTTATTATGATACCAAATGATAGGGTATAGTTTATCTTTCCAGATACCCTTTAATTTTTTATATGTAATTATATGTAATTTAGATAAAATATCAGTTTTTCTTGATAATATATAAGCTAGTTCAAAACTAAGAACAAGTCTTTCTGGGCATGTTTGCTTTGATATTCTGAAACCAGCATCAATATCATTTCCTAAGAACTCAAATATTTTATAATTATTGGATAAATCGTACATAGCAGAAATATTTTCATATTGTTCATTATTTTCTAAAGCATTAAAATTAGGATTTCTTGATACTATAGCAATCCAGGCCGCTCCTTTTAATGAAATAATATTTTGAAGTTTCATTAAGTATTTTTCAGATTCAGAAAATCCTTCTAGTGTAGAGAATATATTACCACTTTTTATATCTTTAGCAGTGCTTGTTAAAATATCAAAGATTATATCTATGTATTTATAAATTTCATCATAATTTTTTAGTACGATAATGAAAATTACCTCATCACCAAGAACTCTCCAAAGTTGTGCTTTAAGGTTTTCATAAACTCTATATTGTAACTTACGAATTATATGTGATAATACCTTAGCCCATCCGCTATAATTTATATTTTTATATAATGATGAATTAGCTATATCAAAAGAAAAGAACAAAATCACTTCTGGATGATTAGGTTCTTTTTCTTTTTCATAAATATCAGTATTAATATTTTCTTGAAGTTTTTCCTTATACTTTTTAAGATTAAAAGCGTTTTCGTTTTTAGCTGAATTATGAACATTATTTACATTTTGAGTTTTATATTCTTTATCATCTACCATTGTAAATATCCTAACCATTTCCCTCTATTAGATGCTGCATAAGAGGAAACATTAAAGTATTCTGCAATTTTTGAAGTGTCGACCTTATTACCTACTGTGTTTTCATCCATAATTCTTTTATATTCATGTTTAGGCATCAACAAGGCTGCTGCAAATTCATTGGATTGATACTCCTTATTGGTATTGCCACTTCTAAAATACTGATTTCCATCTTGACTATTCCATAGTTCATCATCAATGCCATAACCCATGTGTAAAAATAAATGTCCAAGTTCATGAGCAATGGTAAAATTCTTTCTGGTATCTGGTTGATAAGGAGATACCACTATTTCAAATGAATCATCAACTTTTCTAATAAATCCATCAGAGTATCCACTTAAAGAACTATCTTCTATTACCTTGCCTCCTAAAGCATCAACAACTTGATTTATATTTACTATTGGAATTTGGATTTTGTATGTTTGGATAATATCTTGGGTTATATCATTAATTAGCTCTCTGATTTTGAAATCCATAAAATCACATCCTTATATAATATTTTATTTAAATAATTATTTATTATAATATTCATTATATCAAAAACTATTTTTTTTGGTACATTTAATATTAATTATTTTCATTAACCTTTTGTATTATACAATATAATTATACCATATAAAAACTGTTTTTTGTCGAATGTATGTTTGAAAAAATAAAAATTAGTAAATTATCTTAAAAATAATTAGATATACTTTGGAAGCAATAAGAATATTAACAATAAGATAAATCGTTGAAATACCAACATGTGTTAAATAATAACAATAAACAAATAATAAAATTTTAGATTTCAGAATATGAAAGAACCAAAAAACGATTAACTAGTAATCTTAATTAAATTCATTTAGTTGATGTTAAAGTATGAAAACTATAGTAGAAGTTGTAATAATAAAACGAACGAAAATTATCATACTAAAACATAATACATGCTATAATTGTATTAGATAAATGCTTGAATATATACCAAAAGTACTCTTTTTATAAGAGTGCTTATTTTTTTGAAATTCATCAACATATAAACTATCAAGAATATTACTCAACACACCTTAAAATTGATTTAAATTCTTTTTCATACACAAAGTTATATGATATAATAAAAAAGTAAATATGTAACCCCAACACATCTTTACTAAGTCAAACATTATTATATAGAGCATTCTTCATTATGGAGAGTGCTTTTTCATTTCTTTGAATAATCATGTTGATTATTTATAATATTTTCATTTAATTTATCTTTATCTATCAAATTTAATGCACAATTAATACAAATGTTAGTTTTCATATGACTTTTCTTATGAAAAGTAATATACTTATTATCATCTTTATTTATTCCTTTATTACAGTAATCACATAATATAGTCTTAGTCATATTTTTATTCCTTTCATTTTATATTTTCCATAATTAAGTTTAACATATTTAGTATATACCTATGTATATATATTTAAAACAATGTTTTTTATTGCAATATAGAATATATTGTATAAATAAAAAAATGGAGAATAGATATTTGATAATTGTAAAATTATGTTATAATTAAAATGCAAGAATAATCTTGTGGAACTACAATCTAAGAGTGGAGCTTCATTTTCTACATTCCATCCCTTAAAAGGAAGGAGGTGGAGAAATGAGCGAATTTTTACTAGGAGTGTTAGCTAGTTTAACAGCTAGCTTTATTACATATATTATTTCCAGAAAAGTAAAAAGCCACTCTGGCAGGAGTGACTTTGAGCTTGATGTAAAAATCAAGTTTAATAAAAAACGACATTAA